CCCCAGCGGGCTACGGCCCTCCCCAGGGCCCCCCAGCGGGCTACGGCCCTCCCCAGGGCCCCCCAGCGGGCTACCCTCCCCAGGCCCCAGCCCCAGGCTACGGCCCTCCCCCGGCCTCGGTCTACGGCCCTCCCCCGGTCCCAGGCCGCTAACCGGCCGGCCGCTAGTTGCTCGGCTAGCTGCCCCCTGAAAACCGTTTGAATTTATCGGTTTTCTGGAGTCAGCTAAACCCCTAGTGATGAAAATGAAAAAACCCCCTACAATTCCAGCCGGCGCGCAAATTTGTTCGTTCGATTGTGAGTCCTACCTAATTCAACCCGGACTAATGTTCCCAAAGGTTGTTTGTTGGTCGGTTGTGTTTGGCAATTATCAGGGTGAAATTCTACAGCAGCACGTTTACTCCGCCGAAATAGGCGCAAAATTGATTCAGACCGCTCTAGCAGCCGGCCTGAAAATGGTTGCGCATTATGCCGCGTTTGACGTAGCGGCGAACATAAACCTAACTAGCACGCTGGAAAATGCTAAGGCTTGGTTTGACGCTTACGAAAATGGGCAGGTTGCTTGCACTAAGGTTCGAGAAAAAATGCACGACATTGCCAGAGGGTACAAATTCAAACCCTGCCCGCACACCGGAAAACCTCGAATTGTAGACCCGCGACTTTACAGTCTGAAAACATTGGCCTGGGATTATCTGAAAATTCTGGTGGATGGTAAAGACGGTGCGGACGCTTGGCGATTGAGGTATTCAGAATTAGATGGAATTCCCCCCGAAAAATGGCCTCTGGCAGCGTACAGTTATTCGTTGCTAGATAGTGTCTACGCCTTTCAGGTTTTTCTGGCACAGGAAAACCGTTTTGGCACCCCTGCCAATTGCGAGTTCCAACAAAGGGCGGATTTAGCTGCTACGTTTATGTCCGCCTGGGGATTGCGTAGCGACCCTGAAAGGGTAGCACTTTTCGAAAACTACCTCGAAAATAAAATGTCAACTTTGTGGGAGGAATTGGAAAAGGTAAAGATAATGGTTCCGTCGGGAGTGACTAAAAAGCCCGTCGATGCACAGGGCAGAAACGCCTTACTTTCCTACAATAAACTAACCGGAAAACCCACAATTGACCAAGGTGTTTTAGGACATTTGGTTTCGGTTTCATTTGGTGGTAGCCCCCCGCTTACCGATACAGGCCGACCTAAAACCGACTCCGAAACCCTGTCAGTTTGCAATCATCCGGCTTTGCAATTGCTGGCTGAAAGTCAGAGCGCAAAGCACAGAATAAATACTTACCTACCGCCATTGAAGCAAGGTGTAACCGTTCCGATAAATCCGCAATACGATGTTTGCAAGGATACCGGCCGGTTTTCTTCTTTCAATCCAAACATTCAAAACCAACCCAGAAACGGCGCGGTTAGGCCCTGTTACGTTTCTAGGCCTGGGTACGTTTTTTGCAATTTAGATTATGACCAAATCGAATTGTGTGTTTTGGCGAATACCCTATTCGATTGGTTTGGTTCTAGTGCAATGGCAGATGCCCTTAGAAACGCGCGAGATTTACACTCCGATTTTGCGCTTGAAATTCTAGCGGCTGAAACTGGCCAGCGAATTAGTTACGAAGATTTTGTGTCCTGCCTAAAGGGCAAGTTCGGTAAGGAATGGAAAGACAAAGCGAAATTCTACCGGCAATTAGCAAAGGTTTGCAATTTCGGTTTCCCTGGGGGCCTCGGTGCTGCAACGTTCGTAACGTACGCCGTCGGTTATGGCGTGACAGTAACCGAAGATATGGCCAGAAAATTGAAGCGTTTGTGGCAAACCAAATGGCCAGAAATGACGCTTTATTTTGCACGAATTGGTGCAATGATTGTCGAGGGTATAGGCGCAACAATTGTGCAACCTTACAGCGAGCGAGTAAGGGGCCAAACAGATTATTGCGCTGCCTGTAACCAATTCTTTCAAGGGGGGGCGGCTGACGGTGCAAAGCAGGCATTGTGGGAAATGATTGTCGCTTGCTTTACTAATCCACTAAGCCCCTTGTTTGGCAGTCGAGTAGTATTCGCAGTGCATGACGAATTCATGCTTGAAATTCCAGACAAATCCCCAGCGTTTAGACACGCGGCTGCCTACGAAGCAAAAAAGATAATGATTTCTGGAATGCAGAAATTCTGCCCTCACGTTCCTGTAAGCTGCGACCCTGTACTAATTAGACACTGGTATAAAAACGCCGAGCAAGTTTTTGATTCCGAAGGCCTGCTAGACGTTTGGCATAGCCCCATTGAATACGATCCAAAAACCCTAGAGGAAACCAAATGAGCAAAGCAATCTGGAATGTCGAACTAAACCAAATCCTTTCAGATATCCAAAAGATTTTCAACCGCAAAAAGGTAGGAATAACCGACAACGGCGTTCGCGCTGAATTGGCAGAGGAATTGACCGGAGTGCTTAGGCGTTGGTTTGAAAGGGTAGCTGAAAAAGAAATAACCGGCGACCGCCGGACACGGTACTCGGTAACCGTTTGGATTTCAATCCACGAAACAACTACTGAAACCCCCTTGTCTTTTCACTTGGTTGCGGATAATCCGCAAGTTATGGTTATTGACGTGCACGGGGAATTTTATCACGTTGTTTCTCTAGGGGGGTGCATTTGATTGACGCAAACACACCTACACAATTTTTAGTGGCATTAGACCCGGCTCTTAGAAATTGCGGCATGGCTATTTTCTATGACGGTGTTTTGCTCGCCTGTGCCTGTGTTACAAACCCTTGCAAGGTTCGCGGGTTTGAGGCGTGGAATTCTCTGTCAATTGAAGTGTGCAATAAATTAGACGAGATTTTTCTGGCAGCCTGCGAGAAAATAGGCTGGGGAAAAATATCTTCAATTTGGCAATACCCGGTAACAGTGGTTACAGAAACCATGGTTGTTAGAGATAAAACCGCTGGTCAGGACGTGGCCGAAATTCAAGGCGTTATCGGTGCAATTATTTCTCGAATGAAAAGCCTTTTCAAGCGGGATTTGTATTTAGCCGAGTATACACCGGAGCAATGGAAAGGGCAAACCCCTAAAACCATAACCACGGCTAGACTTCTGAATTTTTACGGCAATGGCAGCACGTCACCAGAAACCTTTGTATTTTGGTTCTGGCGGAATAAGTGCCGAAATTATCTGAAAAATAACTTAGACGACTCGGTTTGCATAGGCTTGCAACATTTAGGCAGGTTGCGCCACGTTGCGCAAAGTCGCAGGCCTTCGAAGCTAGTCCGCTAGGCCCTCCCCCGGTGTCGAGTCCCAGGCTAGGGCCCTCTGCCCTCCCCAGGGCCTCTGGGAAGCGTCCCAGGCCCTCCCCCGGTGTCGAGTCCCAGGCTAGGGCCCTCTGCCCTCCCCAGGGCCTCTGGGAAGCGTCCCAGGCCTTACGGTTGTGGCGGTCTGAGGATTGAGCCTACACCCTCCCCAGACATGCTACCGCCCTCAAAAAGCGAAATTGCCGGAATACACAATTTCAGACCGTTTTCGTGCCGTAGCATTTGCGTTCGGATAATGGCCATTGTCCACGGGCGACGGTCTTCGTAAGCGGCGTCGTTTATTTCAGCCTGCAACCAATCGCGGGTTTGTGCATATCCCTGAATCCCGCTGAAAAGTTCTTCGTTGTATTCATCCGCATTTGCAAACGGACTGCAAAGGATACGTGCACACAATTGAGTAACATCCATGAAATCCGTTGAGCTAGGGTCTGGCCCATATTTCATGAAAACATTTCCATCCAATTGCAAAACGTCGTCAATTCTGGCCTCACAAGCGGCGGAATTTCCCCACGTAGCCAGCAATTTCAAACGAGTAACGCTCCACATTTCAGGGATTTTCGCTGCGTTGAAATTATCTGCCCATTCCCTTACCGAAACCCCTTGCATAAGGGTTACAGAATGCGACAAATCCAAACAATATTGGTAGCACCCCTGAAACATTGCAACCATTGGTTCTGACAAACTGCTCAAATTTGCCGAAACCAAATGCGCTAGCGCCATTCTACAAGATGAATCTTGCGGCATTGCAGACCCGCCTAAAACCGCCGCTAGAATTTCAGGGATGTTTTTATCTCCAGAAAATTGAATAATTGCCCCGTTCAATTCACTGCCTGGGTAGCCCGCCGTACCGCTGCAATTGCAACAAAGCACTTGAACAGAGCTATACCCAAACCAGCCGATAATTTGAACGAAAATTCGCCCTACACCGTTTGTCTCTACTGTAACAAAATCGTCAGCGTGTGCTAATTGCACTGTATCCAAAATCCCCCATTTGGTTTGGTTTTTCGGCTGCCCCCAGAAACGAACTACAAGGGGGAAAACTCCCCAGGTTTCAATAGTGTCTGGCTTGCTTGCCCTGCCATAAATCCAATCTTCCAAATTCATAGGCTTTTCAGACGGTGAAAAATCCCCGCCCTCTACCACGTAGTTCAATCCGAAAAGGTACTGAAAATTTGAGTTTTCAATATCCAAATTATCTCGAACTAGGGTCTTCTGAAATTGGAAAGTGACCCGGTTTCGCCCCTCTACTGAAACGCCGTCAAGCACTGAAATAGGCCTTGGCGTCACACCCTCAGCAGGCCCGTCGAACATTGCCACTGAATTTACAATTTCCCTCTCGAAAAATCGAACCGCGGATACCCCTTCGCTAACCTCTGCAAAAGAGCCTAGAAACTTATTCCAAACAGGACCAACAACACTTGGCATAAAATACCTATGGGATTAGGGCCCTAGCTTGAACTAGAGCGGTGAGAATTGAATCGAAAGTAAAAAGAGCGTCATTTATCGGAGCACTTTGTAGTGCCGAAAAATCCGGTATTGTTGGGAAGCCTGGCAGGGCTACCCCGAAAAGCCTTACCAGCGCAATTATTTGGTTTATCCCCTCTAATTGCGAGCTTAGGTTTTCGTAGTTTCTCGCGCTCAATTCTTCGCTACATTGCAGCACAGAGCGCAAATCTTCGCGGTTAGGTATTTCTGACCCTTCTAAATAATTAGCGTAAGCCAAAAGCTGCGATTCAATCGCCTGCAATTGAATTATTTGTTCTCGAATTTTACCCAGTGCATTTATCAGGCAGTCGAGAATATCTTTCAACATTTGTGGCGCGGCAATAGCTGGCACCAGTGTAGCCAGATTAGGCACACATTGATTTATGAACGTGTCAAGGGCATTTATGAAAGCGGCTGGGTTTACCGGAATTTCTGGCGCGGCCTCTAATACCGTTACCAAATTGGTCAAGCAATTTGCAATGACGAATATCGGTGCCAGTGGCGCTAGTGCTGCCTGCAATTGTTCTAATACCTTGTCGCCGGACAATGCCGCGCCCCCAGGCATTTGAATTGTGCACACATTCGTAGGCTGTATTGTTCGGCACAAAAAAGTAGGCATTAGATATCTCCACCGCTAGGCAAAATGTGTCTGCCATTTACGGTAACGTTCACACCTTCAATACGCAAGTCTAGTGCCTTCAAAAGAATTCGCCCAGGTTGCAAGGTAACGCTCGCATCCGTTAGGCTTTCTGGTAAGTCGTCGGCAGAAAAGGTAAGGTTATTTTCACCAACCTTTATTCTAAGCAATCGCGTTGCCCCTAATTCAGTAACGCCAGGGGCTACATTTTCGTCACTTCGAAGCCACGCTTGCATTGTGCTAGCGTTATTGTTTTCGTCCCAGACAACGCCAATTATCGCACCAAACGAGGGGCCCCCATTTTCCGAAACAATTGCTACCCTTTGACCGATTTTCGGTTTTGCGTCAATCATAGGGCTTTGAATTTGTGCAACACTTGCCTGCCCTCTATACAGTCGAGACGAAACGGAAAACCTAGAAGCGGCGGCATTTACACGTGCGACGTGATAGCCGATTCTTAGGCCCGCAATCTTTTCGTCAAAGATTTGTCTGACTACTTGAAGGATTGACATTTTTACACGTTTGGAATTAGCACTGTGTAGAAAGTGCCGTCACTTTGCGTTGTGGCACTTGCGGTGTGTGTAAATGTTGACAATTGTATTTCAGTCGAGCTTATCACACGGTAAGCGCAAGTTAGCACTCGGTTTAGTGAATCTTCCAATGCCGTTTCAGGGGCGCTGACGAAAACCGGAGTGCTTGACCCGTAGGGCAAAGCGGTTGCAAGTGTAACCCGCAAAATATCTGCCCCAGAACTTATTGCCAGTGAAGAAACCGAATTGAAATAATCCTTACCTATTTCCCACGAACCGCCTACTTTTCGCACGGTAAACAATGCCAAGGGCGCCCCCTTACCTATGAATTTTCCAGAGGTTGCAACGTCTCCCGACGAACTAACGCTAGAAACCTGTGCTATACCCGCTTGCAATTCAGTAGACTGAAAACGGAACGCTTGCACCGTTATTGTGTCTCCGTTTGCCACGTCGAGAAATTGCAATACTTGGTTTACAGTGCCTCGGATTTTATCCACGATTTGAGGCGCGTACAATTTGGTAAATCCTCCGCTACCGAAAATCCCGCTGGTAAAAACCCCGTCTAATTGAATAGCGGATTTCTTACCACCTAACCCAGCGAAACCCATTTGCCGAAACGTGTCTATCCCCAGCAAAATCAAATCGCCAAAAGTAACATTCAAATCCTGGCTTTGCCAGTCTATATTTGAATTTCCGGGGTGAATTTTAGCCGCGCTCCCGTCAACGTCTGAACCGTCGTGAACGTGTCTGAAAATATGGTTAGCAAAAGCTGCTGTCAAAACGGTTATGCCGTCAACAAATGTGGTTTTCATTTACACCCTTTCGATTGTGTAGCGACAAAACATCGGCACGGAATATGCCATTATTTGTCTTACTTCTGCGTCGGTTTGTGGCACTGCCAAAGGTATCAACAATTTGTAGTTCCACAACGGTCTTAGAGTCCCAACTAAATCCCCAGCTTTACTGACACCTACAATGAAAAGGGAGGCGTCTTCTGAGAATACAATTGACGGCCCGAAAATTGCCTTGGCGTAAAGCTCTACACCTTCAACGGAGCCTTTAGAAACCCAGGTATTTACCAGGTTAGGAAGCAGGCTTATTTTCTGGCCTTGGTTTAGCACCAGAATAACGCTTGGTGGCAACCCAAGAAAGTAAAGCCAGAAATCCAAAGTCGAGCTATCCATATTTTCTGGCGATAACCAAAGGTCTAGCCTTTTACGAATATCCCAGGCCGTCTGCAAAGGCTTTGCCAGCGCCAAAACAAATCCTTCGGTTACTCCGGTTGCCTGTTCTCGCCAATGCTTAGGGATAAACTCCAGAATTTTCATAGCTCTGTCACTTCAAACGGGTAAGGCGCAACACTGGCAACGTGGAAAACTCCGAAGTCTGCCAAATCAGTGTTTAGCGGTATTCCGTCCACAATTTCGAAAGGCAACGAAAATGTCGCACCATAATCGCTTGACGTTGTTACAAAAATGGTTCCTACGCGCTTCACCCCTGGAAGTGCCAGAATTGATTGCGCAATTAGGCTTTTGTAAAGGGGGGCGCCAAATTCCCAAGTCTCGGCGTGAAAATTTGAATTTGCAGCCGCTTCAATTAGTGGCAGCAATGGTGAGGCGCCAGTCAGCAGGGAATAGCCGTCTTTTATTTCTACTTCAACGCTTGTCACGTATATTTGCTTTGCTGCTGGAATTGAGCACTGTACCGTAACACCAGGAACGGATTTTCGCCGTAGGTATTCCCGCAACGAATTTTCTAGGCCTGGGTTTGCAATTGTGTTGCTCTGGGAATCCACACAGAAAACCGTAACATAACCCGCCACCAATGAAACGGCCTTTGCGCGAATAATCCCCTCGAATTGCTCTGATAGTATTTCGAAGTCTTCGCCGGTAACCGCTCGGTTTACCGTACGAACTAGCAATGGCATTTTCGCAATTAGCTGCTCAATTGTTTCCTCTGCCTCCCCCGGAATCGCTGCCCCTGGGTTGGTAACGGAAATCAAATCCGGCAAAACGTCAACAAAAATGGTCAAGGTATTTTGAAGCACATTCCCAACCAAACCCGGAGTTATTGCGGCTGCATTTACGCTGGCGTATTCTTCTAGCTCTGGGATGATTATTTGTTCTGTGGTTTGGAAAATAACAGAGCCAGAACCAAAACCATTTCTTACCCTGAAACCCATAGGGATTGTTACTCGCGGTCCTACGGATTTTCTGAATCTCAAAATTGCATTTGCCTTGCTGGCCGATTGTGGTTTCAGGCCTAAAAGCCTGGCCATTGCAATTAGCAGCCTTACGGGTATTCTTTCACTCTGCCATGAAATCATACCATAAAAAGCCCCCATTGCCTCGGTGATTTTGACAACCAAATCCCCAGGGTTTCTGGCGCTCAATTCCGGCGGCATTGCGTCAAGCGCGGATAATACCGCGGATTCTTCGTCCTGCAAATCCACGCGGGGAATTTCAATTCCCGCTGGCAGTATATTTGAAACGTCAGGCATTTAGTACCTTATAGGGAAGACCCTAACGAACTCGACAATGGAACCAATAAAAGCACATTTCAAGCGCAACGTCAACGCACCCTCTGTACGTTGCAGTAGGGTGACGGTCAGAGAGTCAATGCGCGGTTCTCTAGCTGCTACAGCAGGCCCTAAGCGAGCTAGCCAAGCGTCTAGCTCCCCCTGGTAAGTGTACGCCTCTATAGCCGACCCGAAAACAGGGTCTAACGGACACTCCCCGGCATAAGTCAGCAGAATTTGTGACAGTGCTTGAAATACGGTTTCCTCACCATTATCTGTCAAGCTCAAATCCCCCCGGCTATCTGGGTTTATCGGAAATCTCAATCCCCTTCCCAGAATTTCGTTCTGACTGTAACTCGACATAATCGCCCCCTGAATTAGTTGTCTTTATCGTGGTTATTTCAGTGCTAAAATCTAGGTTGCAGTTTTGCACAAAATGGATGCCGTCAAACCTTCGCCCTAAACCGTACACTTGCACTTGACTGCCCGGTTGAATTTCCGTTCGAAAACCTACTAGCGGGAAATTGAATTTCATTAGCTCGCGCCTTTTCTTTTGCGCTCTATTTGCAAGCTCTAACGAAGGCCCGTCAAACGAAGGTGTGGTAAATGCCTGCAAATTCAAACCTAGTATCGGAGCAGGGGCCCAAAAATCATCTGCGTTTTCCTCTGACTGTTCGGTTGTGTCTGAGCCGTCGAAAAAATGCCTTACATTTGGCGTTGTTGCTCGCGTCAATTCTGCACAGTCAAACGAAAAACCGTTCAATATATCTTTCCCTAGATACAGAATGGTATTTGCAGAGGTTTCGCGCAACCTGAAAAATACAGCGGTTTCCCCCTCTACCCTGAATCCATGCCCCTGGGACTCACACAAACTCTCGAAAATATCGGCTGCTGTCTGCCCAGCGGTTACTAATTGACCGTACACAGTTTGCGATAAATCTGCGTCGGTAAAATCAGCAGTTAGCGAAGTGCCTGTATTTTCGTTTACTTCCTCAATTAGTGACTCAATTAGGGCCTGTGCCGTTACGTTGGAAAACGCCCTGAAACTAGGGTATCTTCGAACGTTCCTGAATTTGTCGGAAATTGTTAGGGACATTTTACCAGGCAGGCCGGAGCCTTTCCAAGCGGTTAGCACTCCCTCTAAAAATGGAATTCCATTCAAACCTCGAAAACACCTTACGGTAGCCTGCAAATTCCTAGCCACATAGGGCAGAGGTAGCGAGTTTGCGTAAAATAATTCCGGGTCTGCTATTTCCACGTCCAATGAATTAGCCCGACGGCCAGCGTTTTTAGTCCAATTTCCAGACTCTATTTTTCCCTGTTCGTCCCCCATATTGGAAAACCGGAAAATCTCCCCCGTTGGTGAAGCTATTTCTAAACGCAAAGGTATCATGCCGAAACCTCGTCTGACCAGGTTGAAGGCTCGACTAGAAATCGGGCACCTAATGTCAGAAGAAACACTGAATTGCCGTGAAAAACAAAAAGCCATTCGCCGGCCTGAATTTGCAAAGGCAATTCTAAATCCGGTAGAGTATCTTTCAGCAATTCGTAAATCGTTTCGGTTACCCCGCTTTGCACGTACAAAGCAACAATCAAAAACGCATCTTCTACTTCTACGGATGAAATCTCGACGGTTTCTGTACCAAAGTAACTGCACTCAACAAAATCTGTAGAGGTATTCAAAACCTCTGACATAATCGTGCCGTCTATGCTGTAAATTTCCGCTTTTTCCGGTGTGTGTGTTTTTTCGGAGTATTCCTCACCGGCCAGGATATCACGCCAGAAACGCCAGTCGCCTTTTGCTCTGTGCGCTATCAGGAAAAATCCTAGCTCTTTACCAAATTGTCTAAGACGACGTGTTATCGTTGCCCTTGGCACTCGGTTTAGCAATGGTGGCCTAGAATTCATATTCGCTAACCTCTACGAAAGAAAGGCTAACCTCTGCTGCCAAAGTGTAACCTCTATCGTTTATCTGGTTTCTTCGAATTGTCAATTGGTCAATCTGACCGATAAACGAGGTTTCGCCAGTTACTACAGCGAAACGCCGAGTTCTGTTTTTTCCTGGGGCTAATTGCTTTGCCCATGTTTCTATGGTTTGCAAAACTCTGTGCACCTTCAATTCCTCTAGCGGCTGCCTGCCTACACTGCCGTCCGGTTTCAATTGCCCGGTTTCTGTAGCGGACAAAACAAAATCGAATTTCAACGGTATTTGTTCGCGGCCTGAAAATGCTACCGGCTGCGCTTCCATGTTCGCCCCTGCTAATTTGTAGGGGGTTATACTGATTTTGTGGGACGTTTCTAATTGTGCTGGGTTTATTTCCAACACTAATTGTTCTTCGTCGTCTAATGAGGCAAGCGTTAGCTTGAAGTGTTCCCGCTCGCCTATTTCGGTTTCGACTGTGTATTGCATTTTCTACTCTTTTGTGCTTGCGCTTCTAGCCGCTTCCACAAATAATTCTTCTACGCTTTGTTGCAGCGTGGTTACTTGTTGCGGTGTCAAAAGCCCGTTTGGTGTATTGACTGTTATTTGCACCGCGCCATTTTGAAAAACTACTTCCCTTCGCGGGGTAGCCCCAGGGTTTCTATTCAATATTTGTGCGGCTGCCTCACTGCTAGACAAAATCCCACGGTTTTTATCCCGCTCCCTAAGCAAGCGGTCTAATTCCCCAGACTGGCGCAAATTTTCAATAACTTGTTGCTCCGCTGGGCCCCTTGCTTGACCGGTTGCGGTGTCGAAAAGCCGGCTATATGCGCGCTCAATACGCGAAACCTGGCTATCGAATTCTTTTGTGAAAATACCCGACTGAAAAGAACCTTCTCTAATTGATTGCCCTTCGGATACGTTGAACCTTAGACCTTGCTCGGCTAGCAGAGTGTTCAACGTTGCCAAAATTGCGGATTGATTTTCACTGCCAGAAAATACGGTGTTTTCTCCCCCGAAAATTGCCTCAATACCAGAGCGCGCCTCTGCCAAAATTGGTTCTAGAGTGCTCTGATAATTCAGTGAGGAAGAATCTAATTGCCCTGTCATTAGTGAGGGCAGAATTTCGGAGCTAATGAAACTTCGAAGCATTGCCTCGTTTTCCTGTGCTCTAGACAAAGGCCCTGCTGCCTCTGAATTTTCGTAGGTGTTTTGTGTTTGCTGTAAATTCTGGGAGGCCTCGAACATTGCTTGTTGCCTTTCCCGCAAATCCCTTGCGGCTTCTGCCTCCCTTTCTAATTGCTCTAAAGTGCCTTGCATTTCTTCGTTCAAACCGCCCACAAAAGTCAATTGAGCATATAAAGCGGCTGCCCCTGCTAAAATACCTGCCCCTAGTATGGTCATGCTGCCAACGCTGCTAGTGAGGCTCGACACTAGGCCACTGAAACCAAAGGCCCTGTAACGAGCAGCAAGGCCCATTGCGCCCGTACCCGCTGCCTCCCCTGCCCCTGGCACGTTCGGAACGTTTGGCGGGCCTGTAGGGGCCCCTGGGAGGCCCCCTGCCCCTGGCATTTCTGACCAATTGACCACACGTACCGGTTGCGCGTCTATTGCAGCCGATTCTAGGCCCTGTGCAAGCGCCCCTGCCTGCCCCCCTAGCCTACTCGACAAACCACGTGAAGCATAGCCAGCAAGCGCACCGGCGCCCCTGCCTAGTGCACCATCGGTCAACCGGTTAGCAGCGTAAAGAGCGAACACCGTTTTCAGAATATCCCCGTATTCTGACAGAAAATCCCGCATTGCCAGCAGATTTTGTGGCAGATTTACAGCCAATTCAATTGCCGATTCTGCCACGCTCGAAAGGTTGGCTGCCAAATCCCTTACACCCTGCCTGAATTCCGGGTCTAGTTTCAGCCGGTCAAGCTCTGCCGAAATTCTAGCAATTCCCCCGCTACCGGTCAGTTCTGAATAAGCGTCAGCACCTATTTGCGCAAATATATCGCTTATCGCCGTTGACAGCATGTTTATTTGACCAGAAAGCGTTGCGTTGTCAATTGAAAGCAAAGCCTCTACACCGGCGCCCGTAACGCCCCCCGCATATCTCCGATCTAATTGCCTTTCCAATTCTCCGAAATAGTATTCGTTTAGCGTCTGCCCGTTTTGCCTTGCAATTTCCTGTGCCTCAGAACCATTTAGCAACCGAAAACCAAACCGCTCCCTTAGCGACATTGCATCGCCGCTTTCCAATTCTTTTAGTGCAAATAATGCACCCTCAAATCCCTGCTCTGGCGAAATAGATTCCAGCGCCTTAGCCAGCTTTACTAGCTCGGCTGCCCTGTCTACGCTACCCCCTGCAAGATTTATGGTCATAGCTAGACCGCGCATTGCTCCGGTGTAGTCAATACCTGCGATTTCCTGCGTCAATCTCAGGGCCCGTGCTTCGCTTTGCTGCAATAATTCAGCATCTTGCAAAATGGCGCCTAATTGCAGCCTAGCCCGTGCTATTTGGTCTTGCCTGCCAATTGTTTGTTCGATTATCGTCCGGCCGGCACCGTATGCCGCAAAACCCACAATTGCGGATTGGACAGACATTAGATTTCTAACCATGCTACCGGATACAGAGGCGCTGGTATTTATGGCGTTAGCAAGTCTGGAATATCCCCCCTCTAATCTTCTAACGTCGTGTATTGCGTCTGAAATTCCGGCCGATTGACGGTCGTGCAAATTTTTTACAGCGTTAGCCGTATTGGTCAATTTAGTATTGAAATCAGCGCCAATTAGTATCGGTCTAACTAGCAATTCTGTTTCTGACCTTCCCGACATTTATTTACCTTGCTCTTTTTTCAGCACGATTATTGCGGCATGTTGCCAAATTGCGAATTCTTTATCTGTGCAGTCGAGCAAGTGTAACACAGGAACGGTTGTTATTTTAGCGACTCGCGCTGCCATTGCGTAACGAGTCGCAATTATTTTCCCGCTTCTGTAAGCTGCCCGTCGTCGTCAAATGCCGGCGCCATATCCAAAAAAGCAAACGTTTGAACAATCAAACGCCCGTCCCTACGGGAAAGGCTGGCCATTGTTTGCATGTTCCAATTTACCAGGCCGTCCCAGGATTCAATACACTCCAAAATAAGCGCAAACAATTCAAAGTTTCCATCCTTCGGAATTATCTGACCCTTTGCGCGCATAAGGGTGAGTTTTCTGTCCCTTTCGAATTCGTCTGACATTTGTGGTGAGCGCAAAACAACGTTTTTGTGCGCTACACCGCTATCGTCAACGAAACCGTCCAACAATTCCAATTTTCTCGTTGCCATTTTCTAGCCAAGGGTTTAGGGTAGGGTTTTCTTTTCGCGCTACTATTCGCGGTGCGTTGGTTGAAGCGCAATTGTCAGCATTTGCGGGTCTGCTGAATTCGAATCACTGTCTCCAGTGTCAAAATCAGATTTTGCGCAATTTCGCCAAATCGTCGGAGGGCCGTTCGGAGTGCCGTCGGGATTTGTTGGCTGCTCTACAATGTCAATCAATACCCGTCGGCCCTTATCCCATTCCCGATTCCATCGGATAATGGGGGCATCCTTCACCAAATCAATTGGCTTGGTTACGGTCAAAGTACCACACGTTGTAGGGCCAGTGAAATTTACCGGGTTTTTCCCTGGGCCTGGCTGCGACTGGCTTACCGCCGTGCTTGAATTTCCACCCGTTCGGGTAAGAAACATAATGCGCGGAAATTGTGGGGAGTAAATGAGATTGTGCGATTTGCTGCGAGTTTCCATTTTGCCTCTGATTTGTTTTCCGGTTTACCCGTATGCCTGGGAGCGTTGCCTTACAGGTTGCGCTTTGCAAGGGTTAGCGTGGTGCGCTCGTTTGTAAGAGCGGGTACAAACCAAACACTCACACGCAAACGCCCTGCGTTTATGTCTTCGTTTGACAGCAAATGGGGCCCAAAATCTACCGCAAAACAATTCGTTTCGTCGGAGTCGGTACCCGGCGCCGGAATTTCCCCGTAGAAAGCCCCTTCACGCGCCCAGCTTGCAAACCGGCTGTAAATTGAAGTCTTTTGCTGCGAAAACCATTCAGGGTCTACAGCGTCGTACGTGGTATTGTCCAGAAATTGTTGCAACCAATAGGCTGCCATATTCCAAATGTGCCCGTGGTGCGCGAATTTCCAATTTCCTGAGCGGTCAAAGGTACGTGCACCTTGTACGCAAATTGGCTTATTCGCGCCGTTTCTCCAGATAGGATTTACCCCCCCGGATACCAGCAAATCTGCCTGCGTGGAATTCATTTCCCCCATCATTGAAATGGGTTTTACGTCCATCACAAAATCCTTACCCGCTGGGGCCTTGCCTAAGCTGACCGTGCGTTGAAGGGTTTTCCAGATTGACGTTATTCGTCCCGTTCGGCTAACCGGGCGTGTGTAAACCCTTCCCCCGCTCCGTTGGGACAGAGGAAACTTTGGATAATACCTGAGCACGTTATACCCGCCGGCCGGATTTCCGGGGTGATTTGTCACAACATCTTCCGGCGAGAATTCGTCACTGGTACTGAGAAACTGGCGGAATACCGTTGCAGCGTGCGTTGTAAGGGCATCGAAAACCGATGAATCGGAATCAAAGTCAGGACAATGCACCCAGCCCCAGCCATGAAAACCGGTCATGAGATACACGCCAGACAAACTCTCCCCATTTTCCCCGACAATTTCTTCGGTGTCTGGCGCGGAATTTGTACCACCTTCAAGGCTCTGTTGAAATGGCAATGAAATATCCCAGACAATTCCCAAGTCTGGAACCTCTGGAACATAGTTGGTTGAAGAAAGAGAGAAATAATCCATCGGGTTCAATGGTCCCGATGAACTCCCCTCAATTTCAAAAGAATCGAAACTGAAAAGAATTGTGCCCGGTCCCGTTATTGTGATAACGGAAGTATCCCCGTTATAGTTTACGGTATACAGACCCGTCATAACACCAGAATTCAAAGCGTTCTGTAAATTCGCCGCAAGCCCTGCCAGAATATCCGCCGTTGTATCCGAAACATCCTGTACGAAAGTCCCTGTAACGTTGTAGACAGTGCCAGGACCGGAAGGGCCTAGCAAATGTCTTACAGAAAAGGTTGCCACAAAATTGCGGGTTTCTGGCGTTGGCATAAGCGCCAGGGGGGGCAATGGGGTTGCATTCTTTGTCAGAGAATAGACGCCCGGAATTGCCGGACTCCCCACGATTTCTTCCGGCTCGTTTACAGCGCAACCAATCCAATTGCTACCGTTACGAATTTTCTCGAATCCGGTATCGTACGGAGTTCCTGCGTCAATAACGATATCATCCCAAACCTCGACGACACTCCCGAAGTAAAGGACTTCAATCTTGTATCCTTCACGAATTCCGGCCGTGATTCTCACTGACAAATTATTGCCGTCTGTCCCAGGCCCCTTAGCCCAGAAAAAGGCCATAGCTTGCCCCTCAGTATTGTCTACTGAAATTGACGCACTGTTTGCGCTATCCCCCTCAATTCGACAAACCCACACAGGCCGCTTGTCGAAATTGCCTGAAAAAAGGTCACGAACAACGAACCAAGATTCGTTGAAATTCTCGCTTGTACCGTTTGAAACGGTAGTTCCGAAAATGGTTTCGAATTGTTCAAACGACGAAACGAGGGTCGGCGTCAAAGGCCCCCTCTGAAATCGTCCGAAAACAAAATCGTTTGCACCCTCGTTATCTGTCGGTCCCAAAGGTCCGGCGACTTTCTGGATAATTTCGGTACCTACCTGCATTTTCTACCTCTTTTCAATTTCGTAGTCTATTTCTGACCAGCTTGTTGTCTCAACGGGGGAGATTTCTTCGTCAAATTGAACGGTTATTGGTACCAGGGCCCGACAATAGGGAAGGGACGCGCCCTCTGAATTGTACGATACCTCAAACGATGCGGCACAGTCAAGACAGTGTGCCTCTGACGCGGTTTCACCTTCTAGCTGACAAACTAGCGCCGGATTATTGGCGAGAATTCGCAATAATTGTCGGCTCATTAGGTTTCTGTATTTGCTTAGGCTTCCATTGCGTTTGCCAGTTTCGGTTTTTACCTTGCCTTGCAAATCAATAACCAAAAGGCTATTTACACGGAAAATCCTTTTCTCTCTGCCAGCAGTTACGCGGGTAAGTGACTCGGTAACTTCCTCAATTATTGCAGCGGGCATATCCGCGTCAGCAACCATTTTGTCGGTTATCGCGTCACAAAAAACGCTATTGAATCCGCCGTCTTTCAGCACCTTTACCAGTGCTTCCAAAACCTTTTCTCGCGGGTAAGTTTTCATAATTTAGTAACCCTTCCGTCCGGCTGTATCTTATTATTTCGCCAGAATTCTTCGATGTTAGTGATTAGAAACCGCATTGCCATTTGCGCCAGATTTTCGTAACTTTTTGTTTTGTGACCAAAATCTAGGAACCTTCGAAGCGGTATTTTCTTTCGTGGTTTTAGTGAGTTATGGAAATTCGCAATTCGTGCGGCATCCACGTTGCTAAAATGCACCCTAGCTGCACCCGATTGTGCAGACCCTGCCAGGCTAGCCAGCATTAGGCCACCAGTGCCCCCCGCGCTACCCTTAGCCTTGAAACCCACAAGGTTTACCCTTGCCCGGTCAATTGCCTGCCTTACTGTTTTGTGCTTTTTCTTTGCGTATTTTTTCGAATACTTGGCAAACGGTTTTTCTTCGAAGTCCAACCCATAACCGCTATCTGGGTTTGTTCGCTTTTTGATTTCAAATACCGCTCTATTTGCCAGGCTCGACAATTGGCGGTCTGTAAGTTCCATTATTGAGGCAGATTTTATATACCTGCCTTTACCGTCTCGCAAACGAGGGTTTGCTTGAACCTTCAATTTCAATAGCAAAAGAGCCAGCGTTTCAGCCGGAATTTCAATTCCTACCGCTATTGCGCCTCGGTCAATTGCCACTGTTTACCCTCTGATAAGTGTCTTACCACCGGCCGGTGCAACGTTGGCTAAACTATTCCCGCTTTCTGCCATTATACCCGGCGCCCCTCCCCCCTTTACTATTTCTTTCAGCTTTCTGGTATAATCCAAATCATAGGCTTTTGCCTTGGCTGAAAAATGGTCGTCGGGGGAACGCATTAGCCCTCGATAAATCAAATGCAATGCGCGAAAGGTTGCCAGCCTGCTAACCGGTGCGTCTGTCCCTGGGACACCTATTTGCGCCAGCATAACAGACACTCCCGAAACCTCGATTTCTTCGCTTTCTATCAGAATCAATTTCAGCCGGCCTCTGGTGAGCTTTGCCGTTATGTTGTACGGTGTGCCCTCTGCCTCTGCCTCTGCTACAAATGAGTCTGGCAATTCCCTTTCCTCTACGGTTGAAAAAAGCCAACGCAAAACGCTTTCCTCTAATTCGATTGCATAACTCCCGGCCGGTAGCATACCCGTTCCGAAAATGTTGAATTGGCAAATGTTACGCTCGCCTAATTCAAATGCCAAATCTCTGTAACCGTTAGCCGTGAGTGATTCCGTTACGTCCTGAATTGCTAGCTCTATTTCGGTTTGTATTTCCCCTGAATAGGAAGAATAAAGGGAACGGTCTTCTGCGTGTATATGTGCTGCGTTTATCATTTACTCACTTCCTAGAGAGTCTACCCAGACTCCCCTTTGAGAATTCCATTCATCGTCAGAAAACCAATCCCTTTCAACGGCCTGCCAATGGTGACGACAATTGTAACCGCCGTGAGTTATGAAAACCGACCCTGAATCCTGGCCGTTTCTCATTCGCTCAATTTCAGGCCTTGACCAAATTAGGTTCAAAACCACACCGCAAAATCTACGGGTTATTCCATCCCTGGGGCCCATTGAAACGAAATACTCAAAGCCTTGCTCTTTTGCCTTTTCTAACTGAATTGTCCGCGCAAATTGAATACTTGCGTCGTGGAACAATTGGCTAGCCTGGCTTTCTGTACGCTTCAACGTTTGGCCGAGGTCACGAATTATTGTTCGTCTATCAGCAGCCCCTAAAACGTTGCGGGTTACTGAATTGGCCAATTCCTGCCGATGATATGCGGACAAATCGTAAAACCTACCGGCTGCGCCCGTGCCTGGGATTAGCCGGCCGTTTCTTACCTCTGGCCACAAACCTTTTAGGGTTTTTATTAGTGCGCGGTCTACCTCACCGATTGCATAATTTCGGCCGTATAATTTAGAGAGGCCGTCTATTTCCTCTGCCAGTGAATCCAAATGCTTTTCAAAGGCAGACCAAATAGGGCGGGTTACTTCGCCAAACTTTACCGCCCTACGATTTACGCCGGACAGAATATCCGACGTTGCTTGCCCCTGCCTTTTATCGGCTTCTTCTGCTAATGCGTCCGAAACCTTTTTCAGAGAATTCTGATACGCATCTAGCAGAGATTGTGAACCATTTTCAATCGTTAGGCTTTGCGTTTCCTGAAATTTCCGCAACCTTTGCAGGTTTGCGTTATTTCGTCGTGTAGCCATTTACGCCGTAGCAAAATGCTTTGCAACGTCTCGCAGCATATTCAAGCGAGATTTGCGGCCGTCAATTGGCACACCCCTTTCCTGTGCCAAATCTTCGATATTTTGCTTGGTAAGGTTTCGTGCGTCGAAATTGAAATACTCTGTCAGCAGCTTTTCAAGCTCGGTTTCATCCATTGCCGACAAGTCAACTTGTACCTCACCCTCTGACTCGGTTGTGTCGAGTCCCAGGCCCTCTGCCTCTGCCTCTACAGGACCGGGGGAGGGGGGCAGAGGGGGCAGAGGGGGCAGTTTTGCCCCTGTGGATTCCTCAAAGCGCGTCTGAGGCCCTACAGGGGGCAGGGAGGGGGGCAGGGAAGGGGGCAGACCGTCCGCGCCCTCTGGGGCCCTCTGGTCAAGTGAGGGGGGCGCCGGTACTTCCTCTACCGGTGCACGTCCAACGTAGTTCGCTGCCAAACCCTCACAAAAAACCTTGACGTTTCCACGCAATTCAAGTGACATATTTGGACACTCGGCTGCGATAATTGATTGCAAACGATTTGCCTTTCGCTTTACCCGATTTTCGCGGATTGCTTCGACATTTCCACGGGAATTCTCAAGCAAAATCTTGTATTGCTCAATTTCTCGCGGCATTGCCTCACGAAAACCCGTGCGCAATAGCTTTGCGCGCAATGCGGCATCTTGAATTTCCAAAACCCGCCCTGAATCGTTGACCACGAAAACTGAATTCATTTTGCACCTTTTTATTTTAGCTACCGCACTTGCGAGAATACCAAATACCAGGCACTCACGCAAAGGCGGGTTTTACCCAGCCCGAAAATTCCTTACGCTACCGCGTCAATGCAAAGGCGCGGGTCTACCACACGAACACCAAACAAAATGTCGATGGTATTGAGCACGTTCATTGCCTTTGCATCGTACGCTTGAACGTATCGCAAAACCAAACCCGTTTCAGGGTCTACCATAAGCGCGGCATTTGCGGTACCCTCTGGGGGCAGTGCCAATGCACGCGAAACAAATGCGACTGACGACGGGTGAAACGCTACGTTGTGTGTGGTTACCGTGGTAACGGGGGGAGTGCCAGCGGTTACACTGACAGAATCCACACCACCGGAATAGAAAACATCGAAACCGAAAATCCGGCCGACAAGCCCGTCGGTAAGGGCAGCGGTTGCCTGTTCCCCACGAATATTCTGGTGAGTTACTTGCGGTTCTTCCAGAAGTGAGCCCTTATCCTTGGCAGACACAATCAAATGCCGACCACTGACAGGGAATTTCAATTCATCGGCCTTTCGCATAAGGGCTTTGATTCCACTGGCGTCAAGGTCAACCTCTGCCGTCCCTACAGCGTTTCCAGCCTGGGCCCACATTGCGGCGAGAATTGCGCCCTCGATTTCCTCTGCCAGTCCTGCCATTGCATCGGGCAGATAATTGATTGCCTCTGGCAGAGTAAGGGAGGTTACCATGCTGGAACTTGCCCACGAAACGTACTTGTGGAATTCCAGAACCACGTCTTTCTTCGTATTTGTGGGGGCATCCGAAGTGATATCCGTACCTTCAACCTTGGTGCGGACAGTTACTCCCCCCCTTACGTTGATTCGTACGGTGTCGCCCTGTTCGGCTACTTCCGAAGAAAAATCCCGACTCACAAGCATAAGCGCAGCAAGGTGCGGTTTCAGTGCACCAATTGCGGCATTCAATAGCTTGACTGGAATTCCGTCCTGAGTTTCTGTAGTGGTTTGCGCTGGCATGATTTTTTCCTGTTTTCGGTTTTCGTAAATTGGTGACGTTTTGTGGGTTGACCGTACAACCCTATTCAACCGGTTTGACCGGTCAATATCAGATTCCCCCCGGTCCTGTCAACGTACCCGCTCGCCTGGCTACTCGACTAGGATTTTCTCGCCGTTCTGGCCGATTGCGTAGCGTTGGTTTGTTTTCACAACCATAGTGCGTTGGCCTTGTGGTGCTGCCCCTGTAGGCGTTTGGTTGGTTCCTCCCCCGGCCGATTTGCTTGCTGGCAAAAAGTGAGGGTTTTCTCTCAGAAATACCGACACCAAATCCTTTACTGACAACGGGTTACCCTTTACGTCAACGGCCTGGGTTTTCCCGTCAATTTCCATGACCTCTACTTCGTCGGTTTCTGCGTTATACCTTACTCGACTTCGAAGCAATGCCGCAACCTGGGAAGGCTGAATTGCATTCCCACATTCAGCAAGCAACGCGCGCTCGGTTTCTCGCTGGGAAATTCGAGCGGTATATTGCGCCTTGGTTTCGTTCAGCAATTGATTCTGCAATTCCAATTGCGCCTTTGTTTTCTCCCAAAGTTCCTTGTATTTCCCCTTTTCTGCCTGTCCCTTTTCTTCGGTTCGCTTCTGCAATTCCAGAAATTCCGAAACGGTTTTCGGTTGACCTTCGCCACCAATTCCCAGAATTTCGAAAAGAGCCTGCTTTTCAGGGTCGGAATTCGCAGGTTGCCCCCCGGAATTCTTCGCCCTTTCTCGCGCAAGTCTCGCAACCACAATTGCGTTTACCTCTGCCTCTGTAAAGGTTTTCCCTGCCTCCCCCGGTGTCGAGTCCGGCGCCCCTGGGACGCCTCCCCCGGTGTCTCCCCCTTCGGAGTTTTCCTGCTGATAACGGCAAATTCCGGCTGCGAAAATCATTGAACGCAAAAACATCATGGCAAAACCTCTACCCGTGCAAAAATTGCCTACCTTTGTTGCACGTTCACAAAGGCAGTGTGTTTATGCCTACAGCAACGAATCCGGTGCAATAGGCACTGAGAAATTGGTATCTATATCCGCCAGCAATTCAGCCAGCTTTTCTTCGCTTACTTGACCGGAAAACCTCGAAATAACCGCTTGCTTTACGTTTTCTTTCAGTGGTTCGGCTGTCATTCCTGCCAATACACTGAAACGATTTGCGCGATTCAATTCGTCGTCAATTTGTCCAGGCTCTAATTGAACTTCGTATTTCGGGGCCGTTGGTTCATCTTCAATTTCAAACCATTTCAGCGCCAGCCGAGTTACTCGAATTTCGGCGTCCTGAATTGTTTGTGCCAACCTCTGATAAAGGGCGGCTTTATCTACGTTCTTATATGCAAGTGCAATTCCCGATTCCGCGCTTGCACCCTCTGACAATCTGCCAAGGCCTGAAAGAACACGAATTTCCTGCTGGCATTCTTTCAATTGCGAAGCCAGATTATCTATCACTTCCATTTTCGGGCTAAGGTAAAATGGTGGCGGCTCACCTTCGTATTGTGCCAGGACGCCAGAAACCCCGAATTTGAATCCGTTTATTCGGTCAAATAGCTTTTCTCCGACCACTAACAAATTGAAGCATTGCTGCCAAATTTGTTCGTCAATAAGCGAACGCAAATTGAACGCCCTTTTTGAAATTGCTGCTACGTCGTCAACAAGTGAGGGCCCTACCGGTACACCGTCACTTACTGCCTTTTGGAAATACGAAACCACAATAGGCACTTGACCTAAATTGTGCAAGCCCTCTGCCGTTTTCTTGAAAGTAAATTCGCCCTCTGCCTCCCCAGCTACAATATCGTACAATTCCCAACGGTCCCGAAACCATGCACGATATCGGTAAACCGGAATTCCTGGGGCCTCTAGCACACTTGTTTTCGGGGTAAATACCTCACGAATTAGCACCGCTTCGAATTGATTATCCTCGTCTAAAACCCAGTTTACTAGGTTCTGTGGTTCGACGATATAAGCGTAAGGTCTGGCGTTTCCACCTAATTCCTGCGCCCTTGTTTGTGCATTTACGGAATCGAAACGGTCAACCATAATTGCGCAAGCGCCATAATTGATTAGCCGTTGTGTGAAAGTTTCGAAGAATTCGTCAGCACTTACACCGGAGCGGGTTACATTTTCGAAAAACCCGTCCAACAATTCGCCGGCTGCGCCCTGCATTTTCTGGCGAGCAATAGAACGCTTGAACAATTGCGACGTGTAAGTGTCTACAACCATTCGTGTGTGATTTTCGTAGACTGCAATTGCGTTGCGTCTGTCGAAAGATTTTGTGGTTTCGTCTTCGTGCTTTACTAGGTTTGCAGAAATAAAATCCTGCCCCCCTTCGTAGGCAATTCGTGCGGCCTCCCAACGGTCGAAATTATCAGAGTACCAACCGTTGACAAATGCTCCGGTTTCTCTCGCGTACAAAAGGGTTTTACTCAATTTCTTACCTGCTAATTCTGGGGGCTATCCCTTGTTTGCCTGGGTCTAGACGACGTGGCGAAACAAGCGCGAAACTGTACGCGCTCGCAATAGCATCTACTCTATCGTCATGCAACCCAAACGGAAATTCGTCTAATTGGTCAGTCGTTTTTGCCGTAAAATGCCCGATAACCATGCAGGTTTTGTGCTGGGATATTTGCCCTGCAACCGGAATTGCCCTTATTGCCTTGCTACCGGTTGAAGGTATACCGACAACATTATAGCCAGCCAAATCCCTTTGGAAAGATACTATTTGAGCTTTCCCAGATTGTCCTGGTTCCTGTTCAATTCCTATAGTCACGCTAGGCCCGTCTGCCTTTGCCGTATTTATTAGCAATTGGCTAACTTCTGCTGGCTCTAACCTAACTGCTATTATGTCGAGAATCCAAATCCGGCCGGTATGGGTTATTCCTAAAAGGCAACCGACCGTTTCATCGGCTTTGTCGTCTTCTGTACCAGCCAAATCCCAAAACCTAACCAATTTCGCAAACTCTTCCAATTTCGGAATTCGATTTTGCGGCACTAATTCGATTTTATTTACGTCGAAGAATTCCCCCCGTCGCATATCTTCCCACGAACCTTCCTCTAATCGTTTTCTAATTGCCTCTGGGAGTTTCTTTAGAGATTCCCTGTAAGATTCTTTGTCGATTCCTGGGTTATCGTCCAAAACCGACGGCAGGAATAGCGTGGATTTTTCAGGGTTGCGTACGAATTTATCTCTAACCCAACCGAAACCTGGGCCGATAGGGTTAGCACTGCCCCCCATTTGCAAAGGTATTTCCGACAATGGGCCTGAATTTGGTTTTCGTTGACGCGAGAAAAGAAACGAATAATCTTCCTCCCTGGGAAACTCGCACAATTCCTCAAACCCTATGAAATGATATTCAGTCGAGCCGTAACGGAATTTATCGTTTTTTGATTCCAGATATCCAAATGCTAGAGTCGCGCCGCTGGGGAAAATAAACGAGTTTGTTTCGTCCCGCCATTTTGCGCGCCCCTCTAACCAAGTTCGTGCACGGTCAACCAAACCGCCGGCCATTTTCAGCGTATTTCGTTGCCTTCGAATAATAAGTGCATTGTAACCCGGAATATGCACAAACCTAAGCGCGCGCATTAGCATTGCATCACTTTTACCTCCCCCGGCCGCACCACCGAAAAGAATTTCCCTATGTGGTGCAATTAGGAAAGCTAATTGTTTTCCGCTCGGCTTATGCGGTACCAACGAAAGCAGCCTATTTATTTCATTGGCTAGGGTTATTGCCGTGCGTTCAAGCGGGTCTATTTCCTCGACAATTTCCAGAAAAGGCAAAGGCGCAGGAATATCAAAAGGTTTGAAGGTTTCAGAGGGCGCCATATTAGGCTGAAATAACCTCTGAAAGAATTTGTCGTTTGAGCGCACCCCTAACGGTGCAACGTTGCTTTGTCCTCTCGACAATGGGGGAGGGGGAGGTGGCAAAGCAGGCAGCTTTATTTTTTCGTACCCTGGCAATGGTAGCAATTCCATTTTAGGACGTACCCGTATTTCCCTATTTCCTCCCCGGATATATGGCTTTTCAACCTCTGGCAATTCTTCGCTGGCTTCAACCGACGGCAGAACAAACCCAGGCTTTTTGGGTAGGGTTATTTTCATAGGGTTATGGCTAGGGTTTAGGGCTAGGGTTATTGGTGGTGCCCGTTATTCATTGCAGCCAAACGCGCATAATCAATTTCGATTTGTCGCATTCGTTCGTTTAGGCCTTCGAATTGCGCCTTGGTTGCCATTCGATTTTCGAAAATTGCGAATTTGCTGTCGAATAACGCGACTAACAAATCCTGCAACGTTCCTAATTTCTTTTCTACCACCAACGAAAAATGCGACATAACTTTCCAAATGAAAGCCAGCCCCGAAACTCCGAAGGTGAAAGCCAGCAACAAAAGGCCAATTGTTACTTGTGTGTTCTCAGTTATTGCGCCCATTTTTCACCGTCCGAAATACTTGTAGCCAAAAGGCAATGTCAAATGATGCAAACCGCCGTGGAAAGGTGCACGCCTCTGGCTATCCGGTGCGCTTCCCAGGGCCTCTGCCCCTCCCCCGGTGTCGAGTCCCAGGCCCCCTGCCTCCCCCTCTGCCTCTGGGAAGCGTCCCAGGGCCTCTGGGACGCTTCCCAGGGCCTCTGGGACGCTTCCCAGGGCCTCTGCCCCTCCCCCGGTGTCGAGTCCCAGGCCCCCTGCCTCTAAATGCACGGGGGGCAGAGGGGGCGCAACGTACCAACCTGAAACCACGTCAATGAATTTGAGCGCAACAAGTGCAACGAAGAATTCCCAGGGGATACGGCCGTTCGTTGCGGTTGCTGGCGTTGCCTCTACAGCAACCAAACCCACAAAGGCAATGAAACTCAAAATAACCGCCACGATATTCGTTGGCTTATTCTCAAGGATTCGCCGGAATTTCTCTTTCATTTTGCACCATTTGGAATACTTGCCAGCATTTTTATTGCAGACAAAATGTCTTCGCTGCTAACCGCCCCTGTATCGCTGACACTGGCGACTGTCAACGATTGCGCTTGTGAGGGCGCGGGTTTTCCGGTTGCGTCAGTAAGCATTTTCAAGGCAATTTCAAGGGCTTTGATTTGTTCTTTCGCTGTAAACTTCAAGGTTGAGCCTTGCATATTAGCCAACCGTGGGGCCTGAATTCCCAGGGCGGCATTTAGTACAGTATTTGCAAGCTCCGAAGCCTTACCTAAAACCGCCTCATGAACCTTACAGGCTGCGTCAATAGTTCGCAATTGCCGTTGCTTATCCACATAATCGTCAAAAGCCAATACCCTTTCAGCCCATTGGAATTTACTGGACCAATTAGCGAACGCGCTACCATAAGCAGTGCCAATTAGTTTCGTTTGTTCCTGTACGTCTAAGGGTACTAATTCAGGTTTTCCGCCGTCGTACAGATATTTTGCTACCCGGTGAGTGCGGCGAATACCCGGAATTGTGTAGGGAATATCACGGTAACACGTAAAGGCCAGGAATTCCGATTCACTTTCCTTGAAGCGTTTTTTCTTTCCTCCCTGAGTTATTTCCGTAAAAATCACACGGTCCCAGACAAATTCCTGTCCATTTTCGATTGCTGCCATGATTCAAAACCTCAGTGATTTAGCGGCCTGCTGAATTTATCGGCACGAAACCGCCGTCGTCGTCTGTACCTACTCGGTTAGGGTACTCGTTATTGTGTCGAGAGTCAACCGGCGAGCGTGACCACAACCCAGGGGCGCGGGTTGAACCAGGGTGCTTGGTCCAACGGCCTCTAATGAAATCAACTACTTAGAGAATTTTCGAGGGCGTTTTGACCAAGGTGACCAAGCTAGCTTGGTCCAATACTTCCGCAATGGTTACGGGTACTTACGCGACGTTTTACACCCTCAGACCAGGCTACGGCCCACAAACCTTATATAGAGCAAAAACACAGATACCAAAATTTTATTTTTCTCCACATTTTTTCCTAAAATTTACAATTTTTTCATCCATTTTCTAAATTTTCTGCCCTGAAAAATATCTTTCACTCTCATTTTTTCTCTAGTATAAAGTTACAGTGGTTAGCTTGGTCTGGCAGCCCGAAACACTAGCTAAGTACCCGTAACCATTGAACAAACGTTGGACCAACACCCCGGTCCAAAATTGCTGGCCTCCCTGCTCTAAGTGCCCGGAATCATTGAATAACCTTTGGACCAAGCTAGCTTGGTCACCTTGGTTCAAACCGACTGACCAGTCGGAATCGTGCCGTCGAGCCCATAAAAACTGGCCAGTCGGTTTAGGGCCTCCCCCCTCCCCCCTCCCCCCGGTGTCGAGTCCCAGGGCCTCTGCCCCTCCCCAGGCCGCGCAAACCCGCACGGCACTAG